GTGAACAACCGTCAAGCTGCCCTCATCGCTGCGGCGTCTGCCGTGAGCCACACGCCGAAGGGCGGGCTCGCGATTACCTGGAACCAGCACGTCAACCGGATCACCGAGAACGCCGCGGTGTTGAAGGACTGGCTTGATGAGCAGGACGCGGCCGAGGCCGAGGGCCGGGAGCCGAAGACGGCGCAGCAGTTGCAGCAGGAGCGCGACGACGCTGCGGTCTACGGGATCCGCCGCTCCGGGGCGCTGAAGTAGCTCCTCACAGGCCGTCGACCCACAGCACGTTGAACGTGAGGTCGAACGTCCGGTCGCCGATGTTCTGCGTCTCGGCGCCTCGGTTGCGCTGCAGGACGTAGAACCGGAGCTTGTCCCCAGCGTTGAGAGGCACGAACTCGGCAGCTGTCACGCCGAGCTGGAGCGATGAGTCGATGGTCGGGCTCTCGACGGTGGTCTCGTTGCCAGCAACCGTCGCCGCGCTGTCGGGCGTGGTGCTGTTGCGGGTGATGTTGAGGGCGACTGTGCGGTAGTCGTCGTTGCGGAACATCACGTGACCGCGCACGTCGTACACGCCAGCACGCGGGACCGTGAGGACGCCGGCACTCCACGTGAAGCCGCCGACACTCTTGACCGGACTCCCCCACGCGCCGGAGGCCAGAAGCCTCCACGCCTCGGCGGCGATGTTCTGACCGTTGCTCGACCGCTTCACGAAGAACTTCGGGACGTTCATCGTCTGCGCCTCGAGCTTGTCCGCACGCGTCATCAGCGCAGCGGTCTCATCGCCACGCTGGTTCAGCGCAGTGTCGAGATCCTTGACGAGGAGCGAGTCGTCGTAAGTCTTCAGGCCCTTCGCGCCTGCTGCGTCTCCTACTGCCATGGTGTCCTCAGTTCGTGTAGGCGGCGATCGTGCCGGACACGGCGCCGATGGTCTGGTCGATGGGTGCGTGGCCGACCGATCCGTCAAGGGCCGTGATGAGCCCCTTCGACGTGACCGTCATCTGGCCGGAGGACAGGTCGAACTCGAGGGCCTGCACGTACCCCGTCTGTGCCGGCCGGTTCGCGAGGGAGATGAACGCCGACATCCCGGGGCGAGCGGTCCAATCAGGTCGCGCCGTAGCGGTAATGGAGTACTTCCGCGCCTGCAGCCGCGCGAGCAGGAACTTCGCCTGGCCAGGCCCGGGGTAGGGCTGGTCGATGTCGGCGACGTAGGGCCGCTTGTAGCTGGCCGAGACCGCCGAGTCCGTCGCCGTCTTCTGGGCCCCCGTGATCGGGTCCGTCCACGCGTAGTTCAGGATCACGGCGTCCGCGTTCATCGGAAACCCGTCGGTGTCCGTCTGGCCGATCGAGAGCAGCTCCTGCCCGTCGTAGAGGTTGACACCGAACTGCACGGCGACCTGCCCGTCCACGGTGTACCCGTTGTCAGCGAGGCACCACTGGCCGTCCTCCCGGAGGAACAGCCGCAGGCCGACCGCGTCGAGGATCGGCTTCAGGAAGTCGTAGGCGCTGACCCCGTGCGTCCACCACAGGGTCTCGGGGTCACGCTGCACGAGCGGTGTGCGGGTGCTCGCCGAAGCGTCGGCGACGTCGGCCCACCCGTAGTGGTAGTCGATCGTGTCCGCCGTGACGCCGTCGAAGTAGGTGAAATACGTGCCAGGCGTCTGCGTGGGGTCGGTACCGTCGCCCTCCACGATCATCACCGCGGTCGCGTAGAGGATGTCGCCGGAAGACCACGCCGTAGCCCCTGACCCCGCGTAGAACGTGAGGGACACGTTGGCGGCGTTCGCTGGTGCCGTGGCGTTGACGACGAACCGCTGCCAGCTCGAAGCGGCGATTGAGCGCGATGCAGCGTACGAGCGGACGCCGATCTCTGCGCCCGTGTTGTCGGACCAGATGAGACGCGCTGACATGACGTTCGAACGGGTGACGTTCCCGTAGATCATGAAGGTGTACTGCTCACCCGCAGTGAAGGACGCCGCCTGGGTGTACGCGATACCGGCGGACACCGCGGCGTCCGTCCCCAGTTCCAGGCGAGCATAGGTCTGGAAGGGGTAGGCGGCATTGGTGTTCGTGCCGCGTGCGACCGTTCCGCCGCCGGTGGTCCCCACGGTGGTCCAGCCAGTCGCGTTGACGCCGAGCTTCGGGTTGAGGGCGAGATTCTCGGCAGCGGAGAACACCCGGAACGTCTTGTCGCTCGCGCCGCCGACGAGCGCGACGGTCGCCGTGGATCCAGTCGCCGCGAGGATGACCCGCTGGCAGAGCGTCCTGACGCTCGACTGGTACATGGTCTGGTTGACGAGGTTGAAGGGGCTGTACGTGATCAGGTCGTACTCGCGGCTGACGAGCTTGATCGCGACTGTGTTCGCCTCAGGATCCAGGACGCGCTCGTAGACGAACATCGTGCCCGTGAGCGGGACGGTTTCGGCCAGCGCGACGGAGACGGTGATCGGTGTTCGCTTCGTCGGGTCGAGGAGCGCGTAGGTGGCATCGTCGGGGCGCTGCACGGTCGCGCCAGCCTGGAAGAACGGCGCTGCGCCCTCGTCCAGCTGCAGGTTGAAGTCCTCGTCGACGAGGCGCAGCGAGCCGCCCGTTCCGCCCTGCAGGACGAGGGACACCTCCGGCGCCAGGAGAGCGGTCGTCGTCACGCGTCGACCTCCTGGAACGGCACCGTGACGAGCCAGTACTCCCGGGACTCGTCGTCGAGCGCTCGAGCGATCGTCCCGTTGACGATGTAGCTCATGCCGATGCTCGGCCGGTCGGTGTCCTCGATGGTGAACTGGGCGGCTTGCTGGTGCATCCGGAACGCGGCGGCGGCGTCTGACTCGTCCTCGTAGACCGCGACGAACTGGCCGGACCTGAGCGACGCCGGGTAGAGGACGTAGTCGATCCCGCCGCCGATGATGGCGTTCACCTTGGTGCGGGTCTCCGCGCTCTCTTCCCACCCATCAACGAGCAGGGGCTGCGTGAATCCGTTCGTGTACGACTCCGGGGTCGCTCCATCGAAGTAGGCACCCGCGATCGAGCCTGTTTCGAGGAGCACCGCGTCGAGAATGACCGTGTCGCCGGCGGCGGCGGGTTCGTTCGTTGTCACGGGCCGTAGCACGGCACTGGTCGCGGTCGGCGGTGCTGTGAACGTGAGGCTGAGCTGAGTCCAGTCGGTTGCGTTGACCAGGTCGAACGAGGTGGCCGCGTACCCGACGTGAGTGGCATCGTTCGCGTCGATCAGCCCGTCACTGTCAGTGCCGTTCCCGTCGATGACGTTGACGGATGAGTCGGACGGGGATCCGCCATCGATCGTGCCGCCGGTTGCGTCCGGGTCGTAGAGGTCGACGACCATGCCATACCCGGCCGTGACGTCGGCGGGCAGGCGGATCCAAGTGCTGAGCGTGTAGGTGCTGTCCGGCTCCACGCTCACCGCGTAGGCGGCACCGTTCTTTGCGCCGCCGGCAGACTTGAGCTGCATCGCGTAGGTGCCGCTGTAGCCACCCGTCACCCGAGTCGCGGTCACTGCTGGGTCCGCGACGTACCCGCTCGTCCCGAGCTCGAACGACGGGTTCGTCACGAGGTTGCGCCGCACCTCGACACCGTCTCGCAGCTCAGACGAGGCTGACGCGTGCGCTGACCCCGTCCAGGTGTGCGACGTGACGTGCTCGACCTGGTCGGAGCGAATCGTCGTAGACATCAGGCGACCTTCTTCCCGACCTTCTGGTCGACGATCACGCTGATGTGGCGCCCGTCGAGTGCGTTGAGCTTGCGGGTGACGGCGCTGGTGTCCGCGTCGAACTTCACGGTCGCGCGGTACGTCTTGTCCCGGTAGCGTGCGATCGCCTTGTCGACGGCGTCCGTGTCGGCACGCAGCTTCAGCGTCGTGCCGTCCTTCTTCTGCTTGGACAACTCGCCGGTCTTCTTGTCGACAGCGGAGGCATCAGCCTTCAGCTTCGACGTCGGACCGGCCTTGGTCTCCTTGGACTTCGCAGCGGTCTTCTTGTCGACGTCGGACGTGTCGCCCTTCGCCTTCACGGTCGGCCCGTCAATCTCGGTCCCGGAACCCGCGGCCTTCTTCCAGCCGTCAAGGATCGTCGCCTGCTGGGCCGGTGTCGCCGACAGGTACGTCGCGAGCTCCTGGCTGAACGCCTCGCCCTGCCCCTGGAGGTACTGGAACACCTCGTCGGGCACGGTCTTCCCTACGGTCTGCAGGTTCGCGTAGTACTGGTCGTCCGCGGCCTGCCGCTTCTGCATGCCGGCGATGTAGTTGGCCGCGCCGAGCGACGAGTTGTCGACGAGCTCCGCGGTCGACTCTCCGCTCTGCTCGGCGAGCGACTTCATCGAGTCCTCGAGGCTCTTCGTCGCCTCCTCTGCGGACGCCTCGGCGGCAGCAGACGCGAGGTACTGGTCGACCGTCTGACCCTGAGCCTTCGCGACAGCCCGGAGGCTCGTCTCGTAGGCGTCGTTCACCTGCAGGTTCTGGTCGAGCTGCTTCTTCACCGAGCGGGCAGCTTCGGCCTGATCCTCAGCGCCCTTCGCGGCGAGCCGACCCTTCGCCGTCCCGTCCGACAGCGCGGCGGCCTGCTTGTTCAGGGAGTCGATCTGCTTGTCGACCTCAGTGCGCAACGAGCGCATCTTCGACACGGACTGCGTGCCGATCGCATCGGTGAGCTCGCCGACGCCGAGTCCCGCCTTCTTCGCGTTCTTCTGCAGGTCCGTGAGCGAACCGCCGAAGGTGTCAGCGTCGGTCGCCCACTTCCGCAGACCCCGAGCGAGGTCGTCGCCGCTGTCCTCGTACTCGCCGAACAGATCGCCGAGCTTCGTCTGCGCGAGCTCCTGGATCTTCTCCTTGAACTCGTCGGACTCCTCACCGCTTTGGAAGAGTGCCTGGCCGACGAGGCCCACAGCGACCGCGATGGCACCGAAGGCCAGAGAGGCAGGTCCACCGATCGCCGCGAGCCCGCCGAAGGTGCCCTGAGCGAGGTCGGTGATCGAGGACATGTTGCCCTGGAACGACGACGTGACCTCGGAGAAGTTCGCGAGGGCCTCTTCCTTGAACTCGCCCGTCGAGCGACCGGCACCCTCGAAGTCGCCCTTCGTACTGGCCTTGATCTTCGCCGTCTCGGCGCGGATCTTCTCGGTCATCTCCTTGTAGTCAGCCGTGGTCCGGCTGGTCTGCGACTGCGCGTCCTTCAGCCCAGCCTCGAGGTCGTTCCCGGCCTCCTTGCCAGCAACGCCGAGCTGGTCAAGGGCACGGTCGGCCTGCTTGGCGCCGTCCTCGATGTCGTCGGCCGCGTCCTTGCCGGCCTTGCCGAGCTTGCCCAGCTCGTCTCCGCTGTCGCGGACGCCGCGGTCGAGCTTGGACGTGTTGGTGTTCGCCAGATCCTGGAGAGCGTCCTGGGCATCCTCGACGGGCTCGATCACGCCGGTCTTGATGCCCTGCCCGAACAGCCGAGTGTCCGAGCCGATCGCGACGGAGAATCCTCCAGCCACGGGTCACCTACTTCCGGTCGAATGCGTCGTACAAGGTGCGGGCCGCGGTCTGAATCCACAGGGACGCGAACCTGGGGATCGACTTCCGAGTCGAGGGGAACACGACGCGGCCGTTCGTGTTCCGGGAGGGCAGCTGCCGCCTCGTGTGCCGGGTGGCGGCGTACCGCTTCCCCCGCCTGCTGGTGGTCATGTACGTCGACCGCTGGTCGCCGTTGCGGCCAAACTCAAAGCCCGCCGCGACATCGCTCGGCTTCGCGCCACCCGACAGGCTCTTCCCGATGCGCGCCGCCTCGAGGTTCACGTTCTGGTTCGACACCCGCACTCGGGCTGTCTTCCCGAAGATGCGTTCGTCCACCGTCGTCTGCACCCGCGACCGGATCTCGTCCTGCCAGATGGGCTGCGCATCGGCCTTCGTGAACTTCCGGACTTGCGCCTGCACGTCCTTCGGAACCTCACGGAGGGCGGACAGCAGGGTCCGGAGCTCGTCAGAGACGAGGACCGAGATCCGCCCGCTGCCCGCCATCGGTTAGGACGCCGCGCCGATGGTCGGCTTGCCGACCACACCGAGAGTCACGCTGGACGTCGCGACGGCGTCGACCGAACCACCGATGTTGCCCGCCGTGATGATGATCGTCGCGGTGATCGTCGGACCGCCGGTGAGCGGCGTGAAGGTGGCCGTGACCTGCTTGCCCTGGTTGTCGAACAGGTAGCGAGACAGGCTGTTCGTCGTCTTCCAGTCCTGGGCGAGTGCGAGGACGAGCTGCCAGGTAGGCGTCTGCGCTGCGGTGAACGTCGAGTCCGGGGTCAGTCCCTTCCACGACGTGATCCCGCCCTGCGGCTGGAACTCGACCTGCGAGACGTGCTTCTCGTAGTTGTCAGTCGCGACTGCGAACTTCACGTCCGTCAGCATGAACGGCTGGGCGCCGATCTGAGCCATGGCTACTCCTTCGGGGTGGCTGTGATGATGACGTCGACGGTGATGTCGAACGCCAGGTACGTGTCGTTCCAGGTGTTGCGGTCAGCGGACGTCCAGCGGAGGACCGGGAGGCCCTGATCGTTCCGGACCGAGTCCAACGCAGCGATGAGGTCGACGATCTCGTCGTCGAGCTGCGCGTCGGCCTGTGACCACTCCTGCGAGGGATCCACGATCGTGACGAGGTACGTCACGATCTGCGATCCGAGCGGCGCCTCGGGCAGCCGCTTGATGCTCTGCAGGGTGAGGATGACGGTGGGGCCGGCGAGCTCATCCGGCCGGCGGGTGTACGCGGCCACGGTCCACCGATTGGGCAGCTGGGGCTTCAGCCGATCCAGCACCCACCGGCGGTACTGCTCCGACACCTTCCGGCGGGGCATCAGCCGAATCCCTTCGTGGCGGTCTTCGGCCGGAGGAGCTGCTTCACAGCCCAGTCGAGGGGCCGGACGTTGACGACGAACCCGCCTACGTCGACCTGCGTATCACCGTTGGTCAGCGACGCGTTCCAGGTGTTCCTGGCCTGGACCAGCTGCGCCTGCCGGAACCGTTCGGGAACCGGCGAACCGACCGGAAGGTTCGGCGCGTAGGTCGCCACCTGGTCCCGAGCAACGTCGAGCAGCCGGTACAGCGTGCCGTCCGAGTCGGGAGCGCCTGCCCACTCGAGGCGGGCTGTGATCGGGTTGTGCCACTCGTCGTCCGGATCGACGACGACGAGCCAGTCGATGAGGACGCGCTCTGTGCGGGCGCCTGCGGTCACGAGAACGAAGACCGGGTATGAGCCCTCGGCCGGGAGGCTCAGCGTCCTCCACGAGCCGGTCACGGCCCGACCGTTGGACGCCGCCGGGATCGTCTGCCCGTCCACGGACAGAGCGACCGTGGCGTCGTCGAAATCTGCTGCGCTGGGCAGGTCGTAGTCGAAGTCAGCGACCGGTGTGTCGCCGTAGATGAATGCGGCCATCGGTCGCCTCCTCTCGGGTAGCCAGGTGAGGGGTCCGCACCCGATACGGACCCCTCACGAGGGTCAGGAACCGGACGTGTACGGCGTGACCTTGACGATCGCGTCCGCGCGGTTCACCTGCACGCCGGCGTAACCGAACAGGCCGTGGTCGATGCCGCCACGGGCGATGTCGAGCGCGTCCGCCCGGAGCGGCGATCCCGGCAGCTCGCGGACCGTGAGAGCCTGCGAGACGCCGACGTAGACGTCGGTGCCGGCGATGTCGGCAGAGGGCACCAGGCGGAAGCCCTCGAGGCTGCCGTCTTCGCCCTTGATGCCGATCGCGGCCGAGAGGTAGGCGAGCGCGTCCTTCGACGTCGTCTTCCCGATCTGCTTGTAGTAGTCGGTGCCGACGAGAGCGAACTGCGGGACGAGGTTCTTCGCGACGAGCTCGGATGCGCCGTCGATGATCGCCGACATGGCCGGTCCGATGTCGAGGCCGGCCGGGTTGTCGGCGACGTGGGCCTCGGCGGCAGCGACGAGTGCCGCGAACACCTTCTGGTCGGCCCAGCGGGCGTAGTCCTCAGCGCCCGCCTGGAAGTACATCTCGAAGAAGTTCGTGTCGCCGAACACTCGAAGATCCTGCAGTTCGCGGGCGATGTCGTGCGCCATGGCGTAACGGCTCGCGGTCGCGGTGACCTTCTTCAGCGACGGCGTGTTCGACGGGACGTTGGACTTGTTGCCGGCCCAGTCGCCACCGTGCGGCTTCACGTCCCACTGGAAGCCCTGGTACTGCAGGCTCGTCAGGTCCGCGTGGTCGAACAGCGGGAGGTACTTCTGCTCGAAGGTCTGGCCGTCCCAGACCTCTCCGATCCACTCGGGCAGCTGGATGCCGGTCGTGATGCCGCCGGTGCCGTCGTACTTGACGTCGGACAGGGCGAACATGCCGGTGGCCTTCGCGAGGTTCGACAGGGCGATCATGTCCTGCCCCTGCACCTCACCCTTGTCCGCCGATGCGAGGAGCGTGAAGAACTCGCTCTTGCCGACCTTCTTCTCGGTGGCGCCCTTCTTGGACGCCGTCAGGGTGTTCGGGACGCCCACGGGCTCCTCCTTCGGTTCGGCCGCGGGCTCTTCCGCGGGCTTCGCGACGGTCTCGGTCGAGACGGTCTTGATCTCGGTGACGGTGCCGTCGGCTGCCGTCTCGGTCTTCGTGGTCGTCGTCGTGACCGTCGACGAGCCGTCGGAGTTGACGACGGTCTTCGTCTCGGTGACGCCGTCCTTGTCGTCCGGCGCGACCGGCTCGACGGCCTCAGGGGTATCGACGGCAGCCGCGAGGAGCGTCGCCGAGGGGAATGCAGGGGTCTTCACGAGGGCTCCTCCGAAGAGCTTTCCGCCGACGGCCTTGCCCGCCTTGATCGCGACGTTCGCGACCTCCGCGGACAGGTGCTTGCGCTTGCCGGCCTTGATGTCAGCGAGGGCGGCGTCGCCGTCCGCGCCCGGGGCGATGGAGAACGTCGCGACGACGCCCTCCGGAGTGTCGCGGAGCGCGGTTGCGCGCCCCACGGCGTCCTCGCGGGCGTGCTCGACGTTCAACCCGACGATGGACGGATCCGGCAACGAGAACGCGCCGGTGTCGACAGTGAAGCGGCCGAGGTTCGACCGGCACTCCTCGCCGTACGGGACGAGCAGGCCGGTGACGGTCCGGTCCTGATCGGACGCGGTGAGGGTGCCAGCGTCGATGATGACTTCGGTCATGGTCAGTCGGCCTCCGGGATGCCAGTCGGGTTGACGACCGTCGAGAACGCCTCGGAGCGGTCAAAGCGGACACGCTGACCACGGGGCACGACGCTGTCCATGGACAGCGCAGCCTCGATCGGCGTGATCCAGAAAGGGATCGACTCCTCCTGGAACCGGTTCCGGTTCCCTTCTTGCGTCTGGTACGTCAAGGACGCCTCCGCGAGGGAGCCGTCCATCATCGACGTCGGTACGTTAAGGAAGGAGCCGATGTCTGTGCGGATCGCGTTGCGACCCTCGGTGTAAAGGTCGGCCTTCACCTCGCCGTGGGTGATGACCGACATCCCGGGCGGCGTCCAAGACACCGCGCCGTTCGTTCCGGTGCGGGCTTTCGCCCACGTGTTCACGTGGTCCTTGATCTCGTCGGGGTCGAGCTGGCTGTCGTCGGTGACCTTCAGCTCGATCAACGGGATCGGGTTGCGCATGCGGCCGACCCAAGCGTCCTCGGTGGAGAGCGCTCCACGGATCGTTCGCGCGCCGACCGAGAGCAGCCCATCCCACGGAGCGTTGATGAGGATGTAGTCGTCGTCCCCGAGCTCGTGCCACTCGGCACCGCCGTGGTCGCGCGCCTCGACGATGCCCTCGTTGGTGATGTGCCAGTCAGCGCGCGGGTGCCAGCGCGCGTCGAGCACCTGGCCCTGCGACCCGTTGTCCCGGAGCCACAGCGCGACGCCGTAGAAGATCAGGTCGTCGACTGTCCACGCGATGCGCTCCTGCGGCGTCACCGGACCGTTCGTCCGGTAGGCCCACGTCGGCTGATCGGCCAGAGGACCGGCCGAGTCGAGGACCACGAGCGGGAACCGTTGGATCTGCCCGACGAGAAGATTGCGGGCCCGGGCGACAGCTGGAACCGTCATCGCGACGCCACGCTCGAGCGGGAGGCTGTTGGCGATCTCCTCGCCCCAGATCTCCGCGAGCGTGATCTGCGAGATCCCGCCGGCAGGCTGCCAGGGCGACGCGAGCGAGATGTCGACCGGCTTGAGGTCGACCCGCTTGAGGCCCAACGCGGAGAGAAGTCCCACGTTCTAATTGTATGGCGTACAAGACGGAAGTACAACAGTGTTGCGCATCTATGCGGCGAACGCTGCAGCCCGCTTCCGGCGTGGGTTCTGGTCCGCCCACCGAAGCGCCATCGAGACGCCCTCCGCAGCGATGATCGACTGACCCCACTCGTCACGGCCCAGAGCCCAACCCTTCGTGCTGGTCGACTCTCGCCGCGTCACCAGCGCCATCGCCTCGGTGAGGTCAGGCTGCTTCCAGTGGGCGATGTTCTCCGCGTCGAACTCGGACTTCAGGAGCGCGGCTGAGGCCTGCACGTCGCCCCACTTTTGCGGCGCGAGACGCGGCCGTGGACGCATCCGCTCGAGGGCTTCCACCTCGGTCATGACGGGCCCCTGCACGTCGTGCACGATCGACGTCCGCAGCTTCGCCTGCAGCTCGTGCACTCGAGGTCCGAGCCACTTCGTACCCATCCGGTAGTCGACAACGAGCAGGCACGCTCGACCCAGGTCGTCGCGCCACGCGGCGGTGATCGCGGAGCACGACTGGTCTGGGTGGACCGTGATGGCGAGCCCCACAGCCCGGTCGGACGGCATCTCCGGGAGCGCCGCATCGACGCCCATCGTCGCCCAACGCTCCATGTCGAAGAACGTCTCGACCGCGCCGAGACGGCCGAAGATCGACAGGTACTCCTCCGCGAACTGCCGGCGGGTGAGCTTCAGCCAACGCTTGCGGACGACATCGAGCGTGGTCAGCGTCCCGATGCCCGGATGCGCGGCGAGCGCCAGCCGCTCCACCTTCTCCCAGTCGTCGAGATCCGCGAGGTCCGTGTCGTCAGGCGCCGCGTACTCGAGGATCGCCGCAGCCCCAGCACGTCCGTCCACGAGGGTGTCCCAGAGCAGGTTCCCCTCACGGAACTTCGCCGCGGTCCCGGCGACAACCAGCTGCGCGTCAAGCCGGGTGTCCATCGTCGCGAGCGCGCCGGCCATCAGATCCTCGGTCATCTCCGGAGACGCCTCCCCCGCCTCGTCGAGGATGATCAGGTCGAACGCGTCCGATCGGAACGACTCCCCCTGCGGCGGCAGCACCTGGAAGATCGAACCGTTGTCGAACTCGATGCGCTCCGAACCGCCCGCCTTCCGGATCTTGAACGGCGCGTCCCGCATGTCCGGGTACAGCCGCTCGAGGACCGGCACGATGTCCTTCCGGAAGCGGTCCCGGGCTTTCGTTCCCGTCGTGCACGTCGTGTAACCGACGAAGTACTCCTCCCGCGCAGCGCACCGCCCCAGAGCGAGCGCGAACAGCGTCGTCGTCTTCGTGGACCGACGAGGAAGCAGGACCGCGACAGTGTCCACCGGCTCGTTGCAGACATCCGCGAGGCGCATCTGCTGCGGCTTCAGTTCCTTCCGTCCACCGAAGACCCCCATGAGCCGAGCGCCCTCGAGGAACTCCTCACGGAGCGCCGGATCGGCGTTCAGTTTCGACTGATGCAGCGGAGGAATCCCAGCGTCGCGGCTGATGTCCCATGCCTCGGATAGAAAATCGTTGCTGCCGAGGCGGGGGGTTGCGACGGCCTCTGTCAAAGAAGCGTTCACCATTGCGGAAGTCTCCGGTTCGTCTTGTGTCGGGCGAGCTGCTTCGCGCGTCCTGCTTTGCCTCCGTCGGATCGGTTGCACTTCACGTGGGACGCACCGAGGTTGCTTGGCTCGTCGGCCCCACCGTGGGCGACGTCGATGATGTGGCCTAGGTCCCACTGCTGGTCGGGGGTGACTGGCTTGCCGCAGCCGTTGACGCACGGGGCGGGCAGTGTGGCTGCGATGCGGGGTCGCCACTCGCGTTGCACCCGTGACCATGCGGCTGTCCGGTGGTGGGCGCTCACGACGCGATCCCTTGGTCGGGGACGTACGCGTAGCCGTCTCCTCGCTTGATGCGGCCGACGGTCTGCCACGTGCAGGGGTAGTCCTCGGCGATGGATGCGTACGCCTCACCGGTCGCTGCTCGTGCTCGGATCTCTTGGACCTGCTCGTCGGTGAGGGTGTGGTGGTTCATGCGTCCCCGCTTCGCGCCTTGGAGGCTCGGCTTGACGCTCTGCCCGTTGGACGCGTCGAGGAAGTCGATGAGGTAGCTGACGTCCTCCCGGTAGTTGACGAGCACGAAGCGCAGGTAGTGGTCGATGTCCGCGGTGTAGGTACACCGCGACCACTCCTCTGCGGCCTTCTGGTCCCACTCGACCGGCGAAGGGTGCGCGATTGGCTGCGCCTTGTCCACGACGGTGAGAGCGCCCGCGAGCACACGGTCGGTGGCCTGCTTCAGGTACTTCCGGACTGTCTGCTGCTCGAAGCCCACGAGGTACCCGATGTCGGGCAGGGTCTTCGTCTCGTAGTAGCGGAGGGCGAGGAGCAGCTGGTGCAACTGTGGAAGCGTCCCGACGACGTCGACGAGCTGCTGGTGCAGCGTGGACGTGTGCTGCGCTGAAGCGAGCTTCGCGTGCATCCACGCAAGAGACGGGTTCTCCTCGAGGTCCTCCAAGCTCGGGTCGAACCGCAGGTGCCGCTGCAGGTACTCGGTCAGCGACCAGTTCAACCGCCGGCGGGCAAGCGCCCAGAACAGACGCTTGTCCGACGCCACGGCGCCCATGCGTGCCACGACGTCCTCGAACTCATCCCGAGCGAACCGGATCAGCGTTTCGATCGCGGCGGACTGCAGGTCGTGCGTGGTGATGTTCGTGCCGTGCACCTTCCGGTACCACTCGTTCACGACGTAGCCCTGCGCGTAGTACCAGAACTCGAGGATGTAGTCCTCCGAGCTCCAGCCCTGCACCGATGACAGGAAGTTGATCCGCTGACTCCGACCCATCACGACGCCGTCCTCATCCGCGCCTCGTCGTGCGCTTCATCGTTCTCCTCGCAGATCGTCAACACCGCGTCCTTCGGCATCGGCATCAGGCACACGTCACACACCGGCCCACGGTGGATCGGAACGACCGGCCACTCACTCGTCGGCTTGATCGTGGGTACTTCACTTCGTCCCGGCCTGTCCTGTCCTGTCCTGACGTCACGCTCTTTGTCACGCGTGACAGTCGGCGTGACACGGCAGTCAGCATCGGGCTTGCAGAGGTGGTGGTCGTCGTTGTCGTGTGCGCGCTTGCGTCGCTGGCGGAACCGGTCTGCCTCGGTCTTCTTCCGGACGCTGGGCGGCGGGGTGTGGTCGTCGATGTGGATGACGCGGTACTTGCCGCCGGCCACGATCTCGATGAGGTGTGCCTCGACGAGTCGAGCGATCGCGCCTGCGGGGTCTGGGTGGTCGGAGCAGCGTCGAGCGTCAACGGCGCGGATGACACCGTCGTAGGCCTCTGCGCGGCTGCAGCGTTGGATCATGGCGAGGTAGTGCCATCGGTCTTCAAAGCTCATCTCCTCGAACACGGGGAGCTCGGACCACCGGTCGTCGAGTCTGGTCCAGGTCATCGCCACCTCCTCGGGTGGAGGCGGGCAGGTGTCACAAATGGGACACCTGCCCGCGGGTGGGTCAGGACGGGATGTCGAGGGTCGGCGGCATGGACGCGTCGCGAGTGCGAGCCTGATCGAGGGTCGCCTGCACCGCGTCCAGCACAGTTCCCTCGGGTCGGTCTGCCGGTTCCGTGTCGGAGTCGTTGCCGTACTCGTCCCAGCTGCCGATCGCGTACTGGAACTCCTCCGCGATCTCCTCGAAGACGATGTCTGCGAGCGACCGAACGTTCATGCCGTTCACGTCGTGATAGCGGTGCAGCTTGCGGAGGATCTCGATGAGGACGTCGCCGAAGGGCTTGGCATCGTCGAACTCGTTGTAGAAGCGGTCCTGCTTGACGAACGCGGCGAGCAGCTGGAACTTCGTGATGTCGGCCATCAGCGCACCTCGGCGTTCAGGTCGTGCGTGATGTTCCGCGCTTCGATCCAGGCGTCGTAGAAGCTCACGACCTTGTTCGCTGTCAGGGGCTCGTCGTCATCCTCGAGACGGCCGTAGACCTTCCACTCGCCATCCCCGTTGAAGCGCTCGGCGGTCACGTGCCATTCGTCGCCGCTGCGGTAGAACGCGGTGTGCCAGCCGCGGTCCTCCTCGGAGCCGGTGTCGTCGGCGGTGTGACGCTCCCCGGTGCAGCCGGCGAGGTTGATCGGGCAGCGAATGTCGGTGGTGGGTGCTACCTTCGTGTTGTTCATGAGGTCTCCAGCTGGGATGTTGTGAGCGTTGCCCTGGTTCGGTGTTGCAGCACCGGCCGGGGCGTTCTTCGTTGTGGTGTTCATGCGTCGTAGTCCTTCTCCTGTGCGGCGTCTCGGCGTCCGTACCACTGCCGCCAGTAGTCGACGTACTCAGGCACCAGGTAGGCCGGGATGCTCGCGCTGACGTTCGGTTCGATCCGGGCCGGCATCAGGACGCCTCCGCGAACTGAGCGTCGATGTACTCCTCGATGTCGGCTTCGCGGATGAAGAGCCGACCGCCGATCTTCGCGACCTTGAGCGGGCATGTCTTCTGACGGATCCACCAGCGCATCGCTGTCTCCGTCTTCCGAACGAGGGGCGCTGCCTCCTCGATTGTGAGCAACTTGGTCATCGTCGTCCCATCACTGATTCGTTACGGCTTGGTAACGCCAGTGTGACTCACAAAATTGTTCCCTGTCAAGCACGCGAGTGTGAAAGAGTGTCCGCTGTGGACGACGAGAAGTACTCCCCCCAGGAGATCGCCTTCGCGCGCGAAGTCGCACGGCGCCGAGAAAAGCTCGGCCTCACGCTCGGCGAGATGGCTGCCAAGCTGCGCGATGAGGGAATCGACTACGCGAGCTCGATGACAGTGTCCCGCACGGAGAAGCTGCAGCGGCCTACTCGGATGAGCGAAGCCCTGGCCTACGCCCGGATCTTCAAGAGCTCGGTCGACGAGATGACGCGAGCTCACGAGGTGGATCGGCGAGTCAGAGAGGCGTCCGAACTAGCTCAGGAGGCGTCGGCTTACGTCCGCCAAGTGGTCATCAGCGTGCAGAAGGCTCATTTCAACTGGGCCAAGGCGATGCGGCTCCGCGATGAGCTGCTTGCGATCGACGTCTCCGAACTGACTCACTCACAAGTTGAGCGCCGTGCGCTGGCCCTGGAACAGCTCGAAAGGATCATCGACTTGGACCTCATCGGCGAGATGAGCAAGGCCTGGCACGGAGCGCCGCGGCTATGAGCAGCATCCGGCAGCGCCCAAATGGGTCTTGGCGGGCTCGGTACCGCGACGATGAGGGCAAGGAGCACGCGCGACACTTCCCTCGGAAACGCGACGCTCAGGAATGGCTCGAGGGTGTAGCGACATCACGACGCACCGGGACCTACGTAGACCCGAAGACCGCCAAGCTCACCCTGCGCGCCTACTACGCGGACTGGTCTGCTCGCCAGGTCTGGGCAGTCTCAACTCGTCGTGCGATGGATCTCGCGCTGCACGGCTGCACGTTCGCGGACGTCCCGTTCGGCAAGCTTCGCCGCTCCCACGCCGAGGCCTGGGTCAAGACAATGGACGCGACCCTCGCGCCGACCACGATCCGGACACGCTTCAAGAACGTGCAGGCCGCACTCCGTGCTGCCGTACGGGACCGCGAACTCGCGGCCGACCCGTGCGAAGGCGTCACACTCCCCCGCAGACGGCGCGCTGAACACGCCATGCGCATCCCCTCCCCGGAGTACGTGGGCGCCGCAGTGCGTGCCGCGGATCCCTGGTTCGCCACGTTCATCGCCCTCTGCGCGTTCGCCGGCCTGCGGTCAGGTGAGGCAGCCGCCGTGCAGGCCGGAGACATCGCCTGGACGTCGCGGAAGCTGCACGTGCGGCGTCAAGCTCAGTGGTCGAAGGGCACGGTCTTGATCGTCCCGCCGAAGCACGGGAGCGAGCGAACGGTCGACCTCCCGAACGAGCTCGTCACGATGCTCTCCCGACACGTCGGCGAGATCGGCGTCCGCGGAGACGAGGGCTGGCTGTTCGGCTCCACGCAGTGGACGCCGCCCGGAGCGCACGTGATGCTGCACCGCTGGACGAACCTGACGGACCGCCTCGGGCTCGAGCGGCACCGCGTGCATGACCTGCGGCACTTCTACGCGTCCGCGCTGATCGCTGCCGGGTGCGACGTCGTCACGGTCCAGCGTGCAATGGGGCATGCGAACGCTGCGACCACGCTCGGCACCTACTCGCACCTCTGGCCGTCAGCGGAGGACCGAACGCGGGCGGCTGCCGCGGACCTCATGCGGACCTCACTTGGAGGTTCTGCGGACCAACTGCGGACTGAGCAGGCCTGA